TATCACTAATTCGCTATTCGAGAAGGCTAAGGCTGGAGACGTTGTTGCTCAGAAATACTTCCTAAATAACAGGGATAATGATAACTGGAACGAGAGAAAAGATGTGAGCATCACAACGCCTGAAGGGATTACGTTTAATAATAATTACGGCGGAGAAAATGGCTAACGCAGTTAAAGTATTTATCCCTGATTGGTGGACTGAAGTCTATGCAGATCAATGGATTCCTACAATTAAGGAAGCTATGGACGGTCTAGGTGTTAGTAAGTATGAAACTGGAGACGCTAGCAGCCAAGGCGGAGCATATTTATATTTACATGGGAGTATATTCCCAAGGGTAGGTAAGAGAGGCCCTATACCTACCGGAGAATTATACTTAAGCGCATCAGAAGGCTGGAAGGTCAGATGGTGCAAGGTCTCAACTGGTAATATATTAACGTTGCATTAGGTGATACATGGAAACATATGGTAAAGGCTTTGCTTTAGAGGTGACACCAAAAGATAGAAGTGCTGATGTATTGCACTATGTTCTTACAGGTAATTTGCTAGGTGGCAGATCATTAGACGGTGTTACTTGGGAACAGGTTGATGATTCTGAGTTTAATAGGATTAATGAGAAAAGATCTAAGCAATTGCTGGCATCTATGAGAGATGCTCGCAAGACTATAGAAGATAATATTAAATAAGGCTACACTGAATAAAAGCGCTCCACATTATTCCGACAACTTACTTGTCAGATCCGACAACTACTTTAATTAACTTTTCAGATCCGGTAACTTAGCTCCCAGATTGATATGAATAGAAAATTAGGAAAGTTTACAGTTACGCAAGAGTTCCTTCATGGCTGCAAGAATGGTGAAGGGGTTAATTTATTTGATGGTTTTGCGCCTATTGATATTCGGCATGATTTCTTTAAGGAGACAGCTGAATATATTGGATACCACGAACAGTTTAAGCTAACGCCTGAAGGGTCTGAAATACCTAGATACGTTGCAATATTTAAAGATGGCGACACCTCACCAACTTGGACCTTAAATGCCAACAATAACCTATAACGCAGAGCCTACAGCGCAAAGATTCCATGCTAGCGATAAGGTAGTACGTGGTTTCATGGGGCCTGTAGGTAATGGAAAAAGCGTTACTTGCATACAGGAATTAATAAGACTTGCTCAAGATCAATGGCCTAATTGTGATGGTATACGCAAAACTAGATGGGCTATCGTTAGAAATACTTACCCCGAGTTAAGAACTACCACTTTAAATACTTGGAAACAATGGGTTCCCGAGCAGATTTGCCCTATCACCATGAATCCAATGATTTTGGCTAAATGTAATCAGCCTATATCAGATGGAACAAGATTAGAATTTGAGGTCTATTTCTTATCGTTAGATAGAGATGATGATATTAAGAAATTATTAGGTTTAGAGGTGACAGGAATATTCTGCAATGAGGCTCGAGAGCTGAGTTACGGTGTTATTAAGACAGGAAGGGAAAGAATAGGTCGATACCCTGCTTTAATTGATGGCTATGAGGACGATGAATCTAAAGGATACAAAGGCCCTAGAGATACTGAGGGTAATTATCAGCCATGTAAGCGCAAAGCTCTTCTTATGGATACTAACCCTCCAGATGATGATCACTGGTGGTATCAGCTAGCAGAAGAGAATTGTTTAAAGTCGACAAGACCTGAGCAGAAAGACTTTGCTATGAGTGAGACTAAAAGAATATTTGATTTCTTTCGCGGTCCTAGCCCTTTGATTAAGCAGCCTAATGGTACTTACGAGCCAAACCCAGAGGCTGAGAACGTAGACCATTTACCCGGTGGCTATCAGTACTACTTAGATATGATTGCTGGTAATGATGAAGACCACGTTAATGTTATGGTCCTTGGTAATTATGGCCATTTGAAAACTGGTAAGCCTGTATATCCTGAATACAACGATAAATTACACTGTCCTGAGACTGGTATAATTGCTATACCCGGGATAGGTCTTGGCTTAGGGTGGGACTTTGGTTTAACACCATCGTGTGTGATTACCCAGATAACTAGCCTAGGGCAGATGTTAGTTTTAGCAGAATTATTCTCTGAAGATATGGGAGTTAGACAGTTTGCCAGAGATGTTGTTAAGCCATTCCTTGCGACTCATTACTCTGACTACGACATAGAATTTTCTTTAGGTGATCCATCGGGCACAGCAAGAGGAGAGAGCGAGGCTAAGTCCGCTATTGGTATTTTAAACGATGAATATGTGACTAATGATGACGGTGATTTAATTGTTCCGCTCAATATGGGGTTCATGACAGAAGGCGCGCCGACCAATGACCCAACGCTAAGACTTGATGCGGTTAAGCATTTCCTTACCAAGCTAGTTGATGGTGGATACCCCGGCTATGTCCTTAATAAGTCCTGTAAATACCTTAGAAAGGGCAAGATGGGCGGCTATAAGTATAAAAAGGTTCAAATGTCGGGAGAAAATAGGTACAATCTGAAACCTGATAAGAATGTTTATTCTCATCCAGCAGACGCGGAGCAATACGCCGCATGTGGGTATACGAGAGGATTACACGAACATGAGGAAGAATACTTCGATGACAATTTCAGGCAGGTAAACTCCGGTGGATACTGATAAAATATTAAAAAGTTCTTAATGTTCCATTATTCCAAGCGCTTAGTAAATAAATCATGGCAATTAAAAAACTCTTAGACTTAATGACTAATCCTAATATCGTTGAAGATATTGAGGATACCGAAGGTGGCGAACAAGAGCTTATGTTCATTGGTCGTCGAGTTAAAGAGGGTTACGGCGCTGATTGGGACTCAATGTCCGAGTGGCGCGACGATGTAGAGACTGGCATGGAATTAATTAAACCATCCAAAGGTCCACGTGATGAACCTTGGGAAGGTGCTGCTAATTTCAAAACGCCTATTTTGATGGAAGCCCGATTAAAGTATGGTGATAGAGCTAGTCAAGAACTCCTTAAAGGCGACGATTTAGTTAAGGCTACTGTTGTTGGTAAAGACCCCGATGACGTTAAAGCTGACCGTATAGAGCGCATCCAGACCGTAATGAATTGGCAGCTAACCGTACAGAATGAAAGCTGGGTAGAAGAGCAGGACAAGTTACTCTATGACCTATCATGCCAAGGTAGTATTTTTAAAAAGACATTCTTTAACTCTTCAGTAGGTCATAACGAGTCGGAAGTAATAACCTACCCTAACTTTGCTATTAATCAGTCTACAAAGACGCTATCAAGTGCGCCTCGATTCACTCACAGAATATTTTTAACGCCTAATCAGATACAAGAAAAGATACTTTCCGGTGTCTGGCGTGATGTTGAGATAGAGCTAGGCGCTAAAGTTAGCGAGGAAGGCGGCAGAGAAGAAGCTGTAGACGATAAGTTTACAGAGTTCTATGAACAGCAGACTTTCCTCGATTTAGATGGTGATGATTACGAGGAGCCTTATGTTGTAACGGTGCACGCTTCATCAGGAACAGTGATGAGGATACGCGCTCAATACGGCTTGGATGATATTACCGTAATGGATGATGATGGATTAGCCATTACAGCAGATTCTCTTATTCAAAAGAATCAAGAAGGCGATCCTATATTTGATGAGAACGAAGATATTTTATTATCTGATGACTCTGAAAGCCTCACAGTTGTTAAGATAAAGCGAGACAATAGCATAACTGAATATGGGTTTATTACAGATCCTAGCGGAAACTTCCTTAAAGTTGGCTACTTCCATATTTTAGGATCGTATGCCGCTGGTATTAATACTACAACTAACCAGCTATTAGACTCCGGTACACTGGCTAATCTTCAAGGCGGCTGGTTGGCCAAAGGATTTAGAAAGCGTTTAGGTAATATGAAAGTTCAACCCGGTGCTTGGATTGCTACTGATATTTCAGCACAGCAATTACAGACAGGCGTTAGACCTTTTGACTTTAAAGAACCATCACCCACGTTATTAAATCTTAACCAGAACATGAATGCAGAAGCTCAGAGGCTTTCAGCTACTACTGATTTGAGTGCGGCGTTAGGACCAAATACTCCTGCAACTACCGCATTATCTATGCTTTTAGAGCAGCAAGAAGCTAAAGGTGCTATTAACTTGCGTGTTTATAGAGCAATGGGCAGAGAGTTTGCTATCTGGTTTAAACTAAACTCGAAGTTTATGGATCCTGAGTTGTATGGGGAGTTGGTAGATGACCCAGAAGCTGACCCAGTAGCCGACTTTAATGCTCAAGATATGGGCATAGCACCAAGCGCTAATCCCGAGAACAGCAGTAAGATACAAAGAATTCAGCAGTCTAGGGCAGAGCTTGACGTTATGCCTCAAGTTGATGCAACGGGTGGTAATTCTCAAGCGATTGTTAAAGATTATCTTAAGTCTATAGGTTCTGAATCTTTAGATGAGATT